AAAATGACTATTTTAGGGTATACCCCTGACTTTTCCCTATATTTAACAATAGAATATTTAATGTCACTACATTTACCACTACAAACAAGAGCATTATGATTAATAGCTAAATAACGAACAAGAGCTGATTTACCAAAACTGCCTTTTGACTCCCAAAACCAATTAATTATTCTTTTATCTCTTTTTCCCTTAACAAGATCTAATACATCTAATTGCCAACCATATAATTCTACTTCTTCGTCTTCTGACTCTACTTCTAGACCTTTACAAACGAAATCCCCGTCCTTTGAACAATATGCAATATTATCCTCTATTGATCCTCGAGCAGATTCCCAATGAATAGATTTATTTAACTTAAACCTCTCTATTGGTCTTATTTTCTTAGCACAAGTAATAAAACCTTGCAAATGTGGTGTACCACTCTCGCCAATTTCTTTGCCAATAATATATCTAGAATTTAAACTTTTATCTGAATCGAAAGACTTACATATCAGATCCAAGGAATTTTCCATGTAATTATTATAAGTAAAACACCAATTCTTAGCTAAACTAGACCGCTTAGGGGGAGAAATAGTATTACCTCCCCCGGATACAAATGGATCCAACTTATACATATATAAGTTACTATAGATATTTATTTTTTTAAATAATTTTTTTTTACAAAACTATATAGAAATTTATTTTCTCTATATAATTATATGAAATATGAACGTAACCCTCGCAGACTTAAGTCTACTCGAAGCCTTAACTATACCACCGGTGGTAGGTCTTACATTAGTAAGCGTTATAATAACACTCGTGTTAAAAAGGCACTCACTACCAAAAAGGTTATTAAACCTGCTGCCAAAACTAATAAGAATGCGATAATGGTCTTATCTAAACAGGTAAGATCACTACAAATGGCCAGATATGGCTTTAAACAATGGCAACACAAGAATTGTGTTAATACATCTGGTGTAGTACTTGCACTCGCACCAACAAAAGCTACACCTGTAGGTTTTATGGTAAATGATTTCTATAATGATTCTATGATTTGGCAAGGATCTGTAGCCAACGGTGTACCAGTAACTGTACAAGCAGGAAAATTTACAAGAGTAGTTTCCTCTAATGGTTTAAATGCACAATATAACTGGAATAATAAACAACAGGGAGATTTAATCGACTCTGTACAATACATGCCTGTAACCACTAAATTTCATTTTAGATTATTAACAAACACTGGACCATCTACACCAACAGTAAAAATAAGATTCCAATTCTTTACATTTAAAAATGCTATACAAGGCGGAGCTGTATCAGTTTCTTTACCAGCTAATTTAGGAGCCTATTTACACTTACAAGATGACAATCCTAGTACAAGAAACCATCTAAATACACATGATTACCATAAAATTATACTTGATAAAACAGTTATGTTTAAACAAACAACTGAAAATATTAATTTAGCACAAAAATTCTTAGAATGTAAAATATACCATCCAGCAGTACCTATTAAAGGTGATTTATCAGCAGGTGAAGTATTATATAACCAAATACCATCTAAAAACCAAATATGGTGTGTCATATCTACAGATATGTATACCGCAAATGGTGTATTTGTAAATGTAGAAAGATGGGATGTATGGAGAGATACCGACGGTATCGGAAGCTAAAAATATATAATTTAGATTATATAATATCTCGATAGAGATATTAGATAATCCAAGCAACGCGTATTGCCATGACAATGCTTTTAGTGTGAAAGTATGTACGAAGTACATAACATGCATGAAATGATTTTTATGCCACGTACAGCAAGAGTTAGCCACTGCAATCTCTGCCCCATCAGTCTGACAAATCACAGTCTAAATCCTCGAAAATGGTGGTCTCACCGCGTAATGATTTAATACACCAACGGTCCATAGAAAGTTCTTTTTTATTAGGAGGTTCATTAGCAAAACATAATATATGAGGATGTTTCATAACAACCATATCACATTCGTACTTTGAAGATGCAAAAACACCATTCTTGATCTCCTCGATACCTGTATAACTAATATAATTAAGCGAAGCTCTAGGAATATCGAAAATGACTATTTTAGGGTATACCCCTGACTTTTCCCTATATTTAACAATAGAATATTTAATGTCACTACATTTACCACTACAAACAAGAGCATTATGATTAATAGC